AAATTCTGGGCAATGCAGTATAGATGTTTTCTTCCATACTGAAAGCGGTCATATAAGTCGTCCACATTACATAATTCGGGTGATTTATTGCGTATTGCAAAATCACACTGCAATAATCCTGCGACAACCAATCATCGTCCGCCAAAAATAGCACATAATTATATTTTGCTCTCTTAACACCTTCATTCCATAATTTCCCAATCGTACTATGACGACCAATGTTGTCCATTTCAATTAACTCTACCTCAACGGTTTGCCTTCCCACCGAGTCCCTTGCCAACTGAACCCACTCAGGGTGGGCGTCTTCACGAGAATTTATCATCACGATTGAAATCATACTGGGGTTCTCCTAATGGTTTATAAAAGGGGGGACAAGCCCCCCCACTATTTAAGTACTTGCGCCAACGTGCATTGTCAGTTTAACTGAACCACCACCTAAAGGTATCTTGAACCAGTAATTTGCATACTGTCCTTTAGCCGACACGTCTCTGAAATGACGCTTTCTTGATGCGTCAAGTTCGCCAGTTACAGGAATAAACGGTGTTTCGTCTAATCTGTATCTGTTAGCGACTGCGGCTGTTTTTGCATTGGAATAGAATAATTCCAAATGAGTAGATACGCTTAAATTTGTAGCGGCTTCATTGGCGATAACAACAAAGTCAGTTCCAGGCGGAACGAAATCAACAACGGAAGACCATGTAGCATTTAACGACTTCGATGTTATTGTTTCCGAAGCAACGGTGTACTTTTTGCCTTGAACTATTCGACTGCCTTCATCTTTCCAAGCCATTTTAAGCTCCTATTTTTTCACTTAATTTATTAAATTCATCAACAAGTTCTTTCGGAGCATTTAGCTTTTTTTCTCCGTCTTTTTTGAAGACCTGAGCCTTCAACTCCCCAAGCCTAATATAGTCTTCGGGATTAACACTTGCTTCTGCTTTTTCGACTCTTATTTCTTCTGGTTCATTAGGGCTTACGACCCCGCTTCTCACTTGAACTGGTCCGTGAACTTCGCCGATTCTTTTCAGTCTCTCGTCGCTCATTTTCAGAATATTATGATTAGCGGCAATTAACCTACCATGTATAATCTGCGGTAAGTGATCGCTTAATTTCCATTCAATAAAACCAACGCCTTTATCGGGATGCTTGTCGAGTCGCTCAATGGTCTTTTCCACTTCGGTTAAAAAATAACCCTTAGTTACCATTTGTTTCCCTTCAGCGTCAAATACTTCAAAAGGACTGAAGGTGCATACTACACCTTCTTTCCCTTTCCCATCTCTGGGCTTGAATCTTGCGTACTCGGAAAGATATAACTTCATACTGTACTCCTTAATTATGCAACTGATTTATACAATTTCGCACTCTTAGATTCATTGTCCATTTGAAGACCAACGTCAAATAGGATTTCTGTTTCAGAGCCGGTATTTCTACCAACGTCGATGTCTCTTACCCTAAATTTACGCGGACCATTCTTTCTGGACGCACCTGCGAATCTTAGCATTACGCTTTCTTCATCTATCGTGTAGCCGTAATTTTCAAACTTACCATCCATAACTGGATTCCACAATAGAGTTACAGTACCGTTAAACACCCTGTAAGTCGGTGCATCAATACCATATTCATTCCAAACGGCTTTTTGACCAGGAGTCTGTTGGAGTGTATATCTTTCTTTCATGAACTTATGAATCTCGTTCATTTGCTCCGTTCCCGCTATATGAAGCTTGCGGTTTACTCCTAACTTCAAAGTATCTTTTAGGTAATCATCAAAAGTATCTTCATCAAGAATACCAACATAAGAAGATACGTTAGTTGTGATTCGACCATCAATACCATAGCCGTAAGTGAATTGCTCATTGCCGGATGTTACTGCACCTCTGGAATTTGACATAACCAACCATCTTTCGACTTCAAGTTTCAATTCCTTGATTCTCTTTTCCAAAAGACCGTCATGGTCAACGCCGTCGGTGTATGCTTCACCCGCTTCTTCACGTTCGGAAGTAGTGATGAAATCTACAAAAGTATTAAGATAGTTGTAGTTTTCTACTTCTTTAGTGGTCATTGCAGTTCTAAGTGCAGTGGATGTATAATCCAAATTCCTTGAACCGATTATTTTTATGTAACCGCTTGATGCGGCTGTGATCGATGTAGAACCGTCAATATAGGTAATATCTACATTCCCGCCTGCTACTGAATCGACGTAAACCATGTCGCCGGTAGCTTCAATAAGGCATAAATCGCCTGTATTGAAAATGGTTGAATCACTAACTGTAATTGCGTCTTCACTTGCAGACCCGCCCGAAATGGACGTAACAGTTGTTTGATGTGGGAAGAAAGCATCCTCGAACCATGTAAATTTACCATACTTATTAGTACAGACTTTGGAATTTTCGTTAATAAACATTAACCAAGTCAATACAGGGGTCTGGTAAGGTTCAAGAACCTTTAATTGATTATCTACATCAGGCTTTACGTTTGCTGAAAGAAGTGCGCCAACACCTCTTGCACCTGATATAACTGCCATTATTTACTCCGCTATATACCAAGCTTCTTAGCGTTCTTTTCATAAATCCGAGTCAAACGGTCATTGGTAGCTTTACTACCTGTACCCCACTCTATTGATTTATCCTTAGTTTTGGTAATCTTATAGTCACCTTTCGGGTCGGCGTTTTTGAGCATTTTAAGTAACTCTTCGGTTGACTGCTTTCGGTCTTTAGCGGTTTTATCTTTCTTCTTTCCTTCCAAAATCTTACTCACATTATCCAATTGGGCGAAGTTTACAATATTATCAATTAACAACCCTGGATTCTGCATATAAGCACTTACCTCAGAATCAGATAAGTTCCTTTTGGCTTTCCAATCAGAAAAGACTTCTTCCGCTTCGTATCCCTCAGGCAGCATATCCGTGAGCGTGTCAAAAAACGCTTTCTGATGCCGACCTTGTTCGATTTCCTTTAAGGGTCCGAGTTTTTGCTCAACCCTTTGGTCGATTATCTTTTCAATAGCCTTGACCTGTTCGTCTGGTTCTAAATCAAGTAAATCGCCAACGCTCGAAGCTTGTGTTTCCGTTTTAGTTGATTGCAACTGTTGAAGTTTACCCAACAGTTCGTTCTCTCTTTTAGTGTAAGCTTTTCGGGTTTTCGAGAAACCGTCAGCTAACTTTTCAATAGACTGCCCTGCGAGAGATTTCGGCAATCCGTATTTTTTGACAAGCTCTTCTGTTATGACTCCCGTGTCGTCGTCACCCTTAGGGGCTGACATAGCTTCTTTCAAGGCATCTGCGTCCATAGCCTGGATAGCTTCATCGGAAAAGCCTTTTTCGTTCAATTGATCGGCTTGTTCTCTTGTTATTTCCACTTCGGCTGAATCCGTAGATTCGTCACCAGTTTTGTCGGCTGTTTTCACGTCACCTGACATATTTTACTCCTTTTTTTAACGTCACCAATTAGGCTGTTATTTTTTCTAAATGACCGATTGTGTTTTGAATTTGGTCGAACCTCCACCCATCGGTCACGGGATTTAGAGATTCAACTTCTTTGATAAGTTCTTTAATTCGACCACCTATGTTTTCTAAGTTCTTAACATACAGGTCGTTTTTTGTAGTAATTTTTTTAACGACTTTCTTTTCGGTCGGTTTGGACATTTTATCCAATAAAAGTTGTAACTCAATGTTCTCGTTTTTTACTTTTACAAATTCTTTTTCAAGTTCTTTCTTTGTCATTGTCCCGCCTGTTTAATGATTTTTTCGTAATTTTTATTAAAAAATACTTCCGGTAATCCGTCTATTAAAATTTTCAACTGCTCGCCAACGTCCTGTTCGGAGAACTTAGAAACAGCTTTTAATCCCGTCCTCAATTCTGTGTGGACAGCGACTCCGTGCCAGTACCCCGTTAGTTTGGTGATTTCAAATCTAAATCCTTTATACCAATAATCGGGTTCTTTAGGAATTAACAGACCCGCTTCGGTGCGTTTCATGTTATTCACTTTCTTTCTCCGAGTTTTTTAACTGTGCTATGACTTTGGCTTTATCTATGTTCATTTGCTCTTTAGCCATTTCAGCCTCCATAGCCTGTACCTGAGTTAATTCTTCCAATAAAGCGTCTTTATCTCTCTTAGAAATTTCATTATCGTAACTCATTAAAATTTTATTAAAGCTCGGTAGAGAAGCAATCTTCGGATTAGCGCGTCCCCACTCTGCCAATCTCGCAAATTTAACGTCTCTTTCAGTCTCGGTCAGTTTAGTTTCTGTCACTACCAAGTCGATTTCAGCGTCTCTCAAAATAGGCACATTACCGCTATTTACTTCAATAAACATGTTCTTTTTGTCTAAAGCACTTCCCTGCATTTTAATATCGTTCTGTTGGAGTAATTGAATCATTTCGGGGCTTAAAGCGTCGCCGTGTACTTTAATCATTCTTTCTGCACTATCGTATCTTTTAATGTAGTCTAAAACACACTCACCAAGACTTTCCTTAAATCTTAGGAAATTACTCACTAAATAAAACACAACGAGTTGTCCCTGCATTTGTTTTAAGTTTATCGCTCTTCCAGATTCGTTGGCGGACTCACTTAAACCTTGAAAAGACCTACCACCTGCGTAATCTTCTAAGAACCCCTGCATTATACCCGCTAATTGAATGAACTGCGGATTAACACCCTTGCCCATTACTTCTTGAATGGCGTGGTGTCCAGGGGGTGCGTTAGTGAATAAAGGCTCACCGGTAGCTGTAATTTTCTGGATTGCTGATTCGGGTGTTTCGTTTTCGGCTAAGAGCTTTGTGTTGACCTCGAATAATTTTTTAATATCTCTGCCGAATGAGTAATCTATTTGTGAAAAAATCCTATCCATGAACTTCTGAGGACTCTTTAATAAGTCCATCATAGACCAAACGTCATTTCCAGATTGGAAGGCGTAATAAAAATGTAAAGGAAATTTACTGTCGTCGGTTTCTTCGACTTCTAAAATATCTCCGTAGTGGAATTTATACTTGTCGATTTTTTCTTCTTCCTTACGGGCGATCTCCCCTTCAAACGGTAAACCGTTCCACAAATAAGGAGTGTTTAATTCTTTCAACGCTCTGATAGCGTCTCTTTTCTTTCTGAACTTTTTAATTACCGGCTGACCGTAAAAGTTTTTCGTATCGGGGAAGACTACATAATGATAGACTCTCATTGCCCTGACCCAAATCGTAGGTACGGTTAAGATGTCGTAATCTTTATTATTCCCGATGTGTTTTTGGATAAAGGCTTCTTCTCCGCGACCCCATTGAAATTCAGTTTCGCTTATCTTACCCCAAAGCTCCTCGATTTGATATCTGTAATAGTAATCCAAAGCCCCTACGAACAAAGCATCGCTTCTATCGTATTCTGTGGAGTTTACATCCCATATCGTGTCTTCGGGGAGATATTTCTGTAAGGCTATTCTGGGTTGGAGTTCTGATCTATCGACTTTAACAAGACATGCGCCGTATTTAAGGTCTTTACCGTCTTCAAAGATATCACTCTGGATGTGTTTGAATTTATTTCTTCTTTCAACTTCCCTTAACATAATAGACGCTATTTCAGCCTTAAACTCATGTGCGGGATTAGAAGCGGCTTCTGCGTCCCATTGAGTAGCACTTTGCCTAAAAGTGGCGGTCATTATATTTAATTTATTCATTATAGCGGTGAAGTTGTAAGGAAGGCGACCTTGGGAGATAATCTTAGATTTCTGTTCCTTGGTCCAGTTTTCGGCTTTCTTATATCTGCGGTGTTCGGCTGTATCGTCCCACAAATCGTTAAAATGGGGCATTACTGAATCAACGAGAGATATAAGGTCTTGTAATTCTAGTTTCTCCATTTGAGTGCAATATAATTTAATTAATCAAAAAACAATAGTTATTTTTTAGAAACTCGCTTCATCTATTTCTGAATCACTTTCATATCCCATTCGGGGTTTAATTACTTGTTCCATTTTTAATCTCCTATAAGAGGGCATCCATGTATGGCACATCCACATCTTTCCCGCCGAAATAATCCTATCGTCAAAACATTTCGTGTTAGGGTCTTTATGTTTTCCTTCGGCAGCCATTCTTCCTTTTTCGTCCTTAACAAAGGTCATAGCCTCACTCCAAAACTCCTTATCATGTTCTGTGTATAAATCTTCTCTGACGCACATGACCAGATCATCGATCATCATAGTTTTAGACCGCTCACCTTTATAACCGCCGGTAGTCATTGTTCCCAATTCGTCTTTACCGACTTCATAGCCTTTATCGAAGTCCGAGGCGTACATTTGGTTCACACCTAACGTCCAGGCTGAGTTAATCGTTAAAACTCCGTGATTATTCTTCTCATTGTTCATCCACGCCTGACCGCCTAAAAAGATTTGGATTTTCAATTCTTCATCTGCTAAGAGGTCGGGGTCGATATGACCGTGCCATGTTAAAGCGACTTCCATGGTCTTTCTGTCCAAATACCTTAAATCACTATAATCACCTTGCGCGAGTCCTTCCGCGATGTCCCCACCGCCTGCATAACGGTATATATCGTATTCGTCCGCGTCCAATTCAGTCCAAATGGAAATCCATCCTTTAGAACTTTCAATAAACTCAACAGTCTTTCCTCTTTCCTTCCACACTAAATCTCCTCTTTTAAGGGGAGGCTCGGCTTCGGCATATTTCGTATGGCAGGTTGACATTGGGAATACGGGCTTACCGGAGGCAATAAACGCTTCCTGTGGATCCCTGGGGTATTCCTGATGGAATTTATCTACACTTCCCTTACATTTATTCGTAATCATGTATCGTCGCCACTTCAACTGATCTATCGTGGCGTTATAATCTTGAAGTAAAATCTTTTCTTCATCGGGGTATTCGTTAAATTTCTCATTGCCAAGGTCTTCTAAGAATTTCTTTTCTTCAATCCCCTCGAAGTCTTTAATAAATCCCATTTCTTTAGCTTCTTCGATATATTCAGGGAAATCTAACCATGAAAGAAAAATAGGCACAAACTCATTCTCGCCTTTCTCACTCTCGGACCAATCGTTATAAAATTCGTTAAATCCGTTAGCCGTGGACTCTATGATTATGAATTTAGCGTATTTAGCACCTTGTAACAAAGCCGTATAAGTCGTTTTAGCGTCGGGATAAAATGCAGCTTCGGTCAAATGAAGACCTTGAAGGTTATCGGAACGCCCGATCTCACCGGCGCCTGCGGTGTCGATTTTATTCTCCGAACCCTTGATCTCGTAACTTACTTTCTTTTCGTTGGATTTTTCTATCTGATTCTGTAAAGGAAGGGGGAGTTTGTTGTGGAATCTTTTATACATATCGAAGAGATTATTCGATGCGTCTTTTTTATGCCCCATTGTCAAGACCTTCTGATTCTCAACAACGTAATTCCACCAGAACGTAAAAGCCTGCCATAAAGTCGAGATACCCTGCTGACGAGCCTTCAAAAACATAAACCTTAAAACGACTCTTTTAGGCATTATAGAAAAAACATCCAATTTCTCCACGCCTAATTTCTCTTTAACTATCTCAACGACTTTCTTCTGAGCGGAGTTAAACTCAAATGGCACTATCTCACCGAACTCCGTTTTAATTTTAAGAAAAGTCGGGGCGAATAATTCAAAGTCAAATATGACTTCCAGATTTATATCTAAGTCTTTCAATTATAAAACATCCTATAACCTTTGTCCCAAAATGAAACACCATCGTTAAACGTCTTTTGGGTTTTCATTAAATTTACGGTAATCTCCACCGGAGGCGGGACTACGTGAGACCAGTAGAAAAACATATCCCTGTAAAAAAACATCGCGCTATGATATAATTTAGTTACCATTTTTTTAACCATTTATCCCATAAATAACCAAATCCAAAAACTCCATTACACCACCAAACGTCTTTCTCGGCTTCACAGAGATTATCCGAAACACTCACCACACAATCCCCACCGGCTAAATTCTCCGAAACCCAAGTCTTCTTATAAAGTAAATTAGGGTAATCTTCACAAAGTGTTTCTTTATCGGTCATTATTTTCCCCAAATGGTCTATATCTAAATTCGACTTCTTCATCTATCTCTATCACCCTGTCATTGCGGGGGTCTAAATACTCATTACCTCCAAGATAAACATATTTCTGTCCATCATATATAACAATATCACGAGGCTCAAGTGTTTCCATATACACAGATTCGCACTTTTCTTTATTTTTCATCTCTTTTCGCAACTTTATTTTTGTACTCTTTCTCTAATTCTTCCCAATTAACGTCCATCTCTATAATAATCCCACTCAACTCATCTACTAACCTTTGAATTTCGTCCGTTTTCGCATCACCATAAAGTGTTTTCCCGTGTAAACGCTCCATTATCGCACTTTTCACTGATGCCCCCTATTTTTTTGGGGGATTTTTTGGGCTGAATATGAGGATATGTGTCTAAGAAGGGTGATATCGAAATCTTCACATTCGCATCCGCACCCGTCGAAAAGCATAGCCCCCTTGTATTATTACACACGCGCCGGCAAGCCATAATCTTGTTGTTTCCTTCATTTCTGCCTATTTTCGCACAGTTCAACCATTTCAATGTATTAAGATGAAGCTCATAAATCTACGCCACACAACCCACACACAGCCACAACCACGCTATTATTAAAGAAAGGGGCATCATATTCGCTCACTCAATTGCTTATTGCTGCTCAATAATCTTTGTTTAATCGCTGAATTTAGGATATTTTCTATCGTTTCATTGTTACTAATCTGCTTATCTGCAAACGCCACAACAGTTTGACCAAGCATTTTAATATAAATATCTGCTTTTGTGTAGACCTTTCCCCCTTCAATTTCAATTTTCTTCGCATTTAGATATTTCTTTTCCTTTC